ATGGGGATGATGCAGTGGATTAAGCGGCGGGTGGCGGGTGGGGAGCCGACGGTGGTGGATTTTGAGGCGTACGAGCAGGCGACGCAGCAGGGGACGGGTACGTATGGAGAGCGCGGGGCGGTGGTGGGGAAGGTGGGACCGAGCGGCGCGGGGTCGTCGGAGGCGTCGATGGTGGTGGGTGGCAGCGGTGCGGCGGGGACGTACAAGATTCAGCAGAGTTACGATTCGCTGATCCAGACGGTGCAGGAGTTGCGGGCGGCGTTGGATGGGCAATCGAAGCGACAGGATGAGTTGTTGAGCAAGATCGGGACGTTGCCGCAGGCGGCCGAGGCGCTGCCGCAGACGAGCAAGATGCAGGCGGACATGTTGAAGATGATCAACGATCGTCTGGCGATGCACTCGGAGCAGCAGCGGAAGGTGACGGAAGTGGTCACGGCGATGGGGGCGAAGAAGGAATACGTCGAGGCGCTGGCGAGCATCAAAGAGCAGATCGAGATGGGCAATGAAATCGATCGGCAGTTGGTGGAGTCATTCAACCGGTTTTCGATGATGATCGATCTATTGAGTCTGGCGAATCAGCATGCGGTCGATGCGCTGCAGCAGGTGCGGGATTCATATGCGGCGTCGGCGATGCAGATGCATGAGTGGATTGAGAAGAGCAGGCAGAGGAATACGTGGTTGATCGGGGGGGCGTTTGTGATGGCGGGGGCGAGTTTGGTGATTGTGGTGGTGCTGTTTTATAGTTTGTGGTCGGCGGCGGGGCGGTGAGGGCGACGACGACGTAAACACGAAGACGCGAAGACCACGAAGATTTTTTTGAGTTATCTGGGAGCCTGGCGGCTCCTTTTTTTATGATTACTTCGTGGTCTTCGTGTCCCTCGTGTCTTCGTGTTTACGTGGAGGTTATGTCAGGAGGGTGTCGGCGATGGCCAGGGCGCCGAAGGTTAGGCCGATGAGGCCGTTGGCGGTCATGAAGGCGAGGTTGATTTTGGAGATGTCTTTTTCGGAGATGAGGGATTGTTCGATGAGGAGGAGGAGGGCGGCGAGGGCGAAGCCGATCCAGTAGAGGGTGTGGAAATGGCCGAGGTGGCCGAGGGCGAGGAAGGCGAAGATGGTGAGGAGGTGGCAGAGGCGGGAGGCGTGGAGGGCGTTTTTTCGGCCGAGGCGTGCGGGGAGGGAGTTGAGGTGGTGGTCGCGGTCGAATTGTTCGTCCTGGAGGGCGTAGAGGATGTCGAAGCCGGCGACCCAGAGTGCGACCCCCCCACCGAGGAGGAGGATGGTGAGGAGGCGGAGGTCGAGGGAGGAGGAGGGGGTGGTGGCGGGCAGGGTGGTGACGGTGGCGGCGGTGGATGAACCGTAAGCGATGGCGATCCAGGCGGAAACGGGGGCGAGGCCAAGGGAGATGCCGAGCCAGAAGTGGCAGAGGCTGGTGAAGCGTTTGGTGTAGGAGTAGATGGCGAGCCAGGCGAGAACGGGGAGGGCAAAGTAGAGGGGGTAGGGGTTGTGGAAGAAGAGGTCGAAGAGTTCGGTGGCGGCGACGAAGAGGATGATGCAGAAGGCGATGGTGATGCGCATGAAGCGTTCGGAGACGTGGCCGGTGACGGAGGGGCGGCGGGCGGTGCGGGGATTGAGGGCGTCGTAGTGGCGGTCGACGAGGCGGTTGACGGTCATGGCGAAGGTGCGGGCGAGGACCATGCAGACGAGGATGAGCGCCAGGCGCCCGAGGCCGGGGGCGGCGAAGGGGGAAATGGCGAGCTGGCGGAAGGCCCAGAAGGTGGCGATGAGGGCGAAGGGGAGGGCGAAGATGGAGTGGGCGAATTTGATGAGATCGAGGAAGGTGGCGAGGGGGGAGGGGGGGCGCGAGGTTGCGGAGGGAGAGGTTGGTGGGGATTGGGTCATGGGTTGGGGCCGATGTTTTAGTTAAGAGTTATGGGTTATGGGTTATAAGTCAGGGGGAAGTTTCGGGGTTTGGGATTCGATTGGCAAGGGGATGAGGGGAAAACGGGGGAGATGACGGGATGGGACCACAAATGAACACAAATGGGCACAAATGTGGAAGAAAGGAAGAGATGGCCATCTTCCCACGAACACAGCCGCCTTCCTCTTCAAGACCTTCCTAACATCAGCGTGCAAATGCTGAACAAAACGCCATGCCACGCCTTGGGTGCCACTACTCTTTTTTTAAGTTTTGAGTTTGCCCATCGGGCGCTACAACAAAAGTTGTTGCCTTTTTCTTGGCGGAAAGGGATTCTTCGAAATGTCGCTTTGCATCGCAATAAAGTGAATCGCACCGCTCGCTATCTCCGCTGCAATGAGCCTCATACGATTGGCCGAGCTCCTTTAAACACAAACGCAAGAGATGCCGATTGTTGTTATCGCGACTCCGCTCGCATATTTCATTTATCCAACGATTTATCTGCTCAACAAGCTTCACCAAATCCATTTTGTCTTCCACGGGAAAATCATCAGGGGCGTGTAGATCCCAATAAGCGAAGGCGCCACGTACTCGAACGATTAACTCAGCCAACGTGCATTTGCCTGTCACTTTTGAATCCTTCCTGTAAGGAAATCACCAAATTGCGATTGGATAAATTGAGCAACAAATCCACCTGAGAATTAAATCATCTCCCGTATTTGAATATCCGCCAACGTCTTTCCTCCAATTGTACCATCTAGGACTTGTCGGCTGTTTAGCAGCATCGAGTTCGGAATACGATGACGCTGTAGTGTCAGGTGATTCATTGAAGGGACAAGGCGACAGTTGCGAGAGTGGGGTTGGCGACGCATGCCTAACGGGGCCCCGGCCCGAGTTGTCAATACAGTACTTCGAAGTTTTTCAAAGATTTTGAAGATTTTCATGGGCGGTTCTCCGGGGCGTGGTCTACCGGCTAGTCATTATATGATAGATGCCAGCGATCAACGGTAGGCCGATACACGTCCCCAACATGGCCACTATCAGGACTATGGCAAATATGAGTAGGCGGCGGAATGGGCGGCGGGGTTTGGGCGGTGCCGATGGCCCGGCCTCGTATTCTGTCAGTAGAATATTGACGCCATGGTGCGGATAGTCTGGCGTTCCCCCGGTCAAGTCTGAGACAATACAAGAATACTGCCTCCCCCGGCCAAACTTCCGCATCATATCACCGGCCAATTCTCTGCCGATGTACCCGAGTTGCTGGCCATTCTTTCGGGTAATCAGGATGGCGTTTGGATCGGCTGGGTTATCCCGCTCGGGTGTAAGCCTCAACACTTCCCCGATTTTTAGCTTGCGTACGATCTTCTGACGGTTCCCGTGGGTGACGCCGTGTATCTTGCTGTAAAATTGACGGGGCTGGTGGGGTGGGGGTTGGGTGGTCATGTCGCCATGGTATCGGCTGGCGGTGGCATGGTCTACCGTTTGGCCCGGCTACATCCGCTGCATGGTTTGCGGGGCGTGATTGGCCTCGGGTTGGCTGGGGCTGGTGTGGCTTGGCTGGCGGCGGGCTGTCCACCGGCTGGGGCTGGGCTGCCTCCTGATGGATTGCTGCATTTTCCATCACACTCGGCGGCGGTTAGATGCTGGCATCCATCGGCGGCCGTGCAATAGCAGCAATCGTTGCCGGTGACGGTAATTGCCAGCGTATAGTAGCAATCAATAACGACGCCGCAACTAAAATATACCGGCTCATGGTAGCTGCCAGAAAAACCGCATACATTACCGATGTTAGCGGTATAGTTGGCGGTCGAATTCACAAATCCCGCACCCGCTCCGGCAAATGTTCCTGAAAGGAAAACTTCCAAAACCGCCTGCCATCCCCCGGTTCCCGCACCACCACCTGTTTTGCTGATAAACTCTAAACTACTTTGACTGCTATACGTTCCGGTCCACCAGCCAAAAACGTGATCGCTGCCGGATACCACGCAATCTGGTCCCGGAGAGCTAGAGCCGCCATCCGAGTGATATGCGGTTAAATCCTCATCCGCACTATTGATACCAAACCCCGAAACGTTCCATGCCGCAACTATGTCCGACGGAGTATATCCCGCAGCGTCGATGATGTTGGTGGTGGATATCGATGCGGTCGTCCAAGTCCAGTGAATTGATAGGCTGTTTCCGAAACATGCACCCGCACAATGGGTGCAATTTATTTGATCGCATGCGCATTTTTCGCTGATGATCGGATGGCCACTGGAATCGATCAAAAGCAAATCATAGGATGATCCGGTGGCATGAACGATAGAAACATTGTCGGCCATTTATCCCCCCGAGGCGGCGCAATCGCTACCGGCAATCCACAACATAGTGGTCCCGACAATCGATAGAAAATAACGCTTGCCATCGTCGGCGGGCGGTGCCAGCCAATCGTATGAGGCGGTGCCACTGCTGACAGTTTTTCGGATCAGGTACATTCCGTCCCCGTCTTCTACGGTGGTAGGAAATCCAAACGTAACTTTTGCCGTGCGTCCGGCGCACTCATCACCCGGCGCATCACCGGGGGCGCATTTAACGCTAGTTACCCCGTCCCCGGTGCTGTCAAAATGGATATCGTTGGCCATTTCGATATCTGCGGTGTCCCCGTCCCCGTCTGACAATTTCAAGGTCCAAACGGTTCCCGAGGCGGTGAACACTCGGATGGCTGGATCGGTGGCGGTGTATTCACTGTTTTTCCAGTTCACACTAGCTATCGAGGTGTCATTCATCCCGAACACAATGCGGTTCGGGAAATTGAATGTTCCGTCTGTGTCTCCACAATCTCCGCTCGTGGGGTGGGTTTCTTTGTCGCTGCATGAGCCTTCCGGATATTCGGCTTCCCAGCCTACGCCAAGCCCACGCCAATCTACCCGGCCATAGTATTGGTCGGGATATGGGAATTCCACGGCGAAATCTGGCCCGAAATCCAAAAGCATAATTGCGTCTTGGTTCGGTTTGTCGAGGTCGTTCGTCGTGGTCCATACACTGCTAAAACAGTTATAGCCTTGTATGGCGATGCCGGGCGGTGTCTGACCAAATCGGCGGGTTTGCTGCCATGCTGAACCGGTCCACTCCCACCCGAATTCCATCCAGACAATCGCACCGGGCGGATATGGCATAACCTGCGGCTGGTCGTTTGTGTTTTGTGATTCGCTGCCGTTCAACGCATAACGCTCGCTGGTAGTGCCTGACAAAATCCAATTTGGATCATCATCGGGCACGTCTTCCCAGCCGTCCGTTTTGGCCCGTTGTACTTTCCACGCATATTTATAGATGTTTTTGTTGCCAGAAAAGGCGGCTGCGTCCCCGAGTTTGCACCATTGCCCGGATACATCACGGCGTACCGGCCCAATTTGCGGGCCTACGGTATTTGGCCCGCTACGTTCATACGCTCGGGTCGAGGCAATGATCCGCTTGGCGGCGTCGTTAGAAAATCCAAAGTCTTTGGCCATGGTCTTTAGCTCAATAGTGCGGATAGGTCCGCAAAATCTAGCTCCTCATACGGTTTAAATGTCAGTGGTTCGGGGGTGTCCGTGGCGTTGGCCTTCTTATGGCCCGTGCCGTCCAATGGCCATGGTTTGACCACTTTTTCGGGCTTGTTGTTTGGGTCGGTGGCGTTGGTGTAACAATCTACTAGGTTTATGCCGTCACTGGCCAATTGCTGGTAGCCTTCATCATTGAAAACATCATCCCACGATTGTTTAAATTTCAAGGTCATTTTGACAGTACGAAACCACTCCCCGGCTGACAATGCAGGCGGTGTAACATTTGCGCCGCTGAATTTGGCTTGGTGTACGTCTAACGAAACCCCGTCCACCGTGAATCCGGCACTATTCACGTTTTCACGGGCTGACAAAAATAGACTGGTATCAAAATCGGTGGCTACATTTTTGGTTATGTGGCATACGATCACGCCGGATTCTCTCTCGGGGAGTGCCTCAAAGTTTTGGCCTGCACTGTTTTTGACGGGCTTCGGATCGGGTGTGGACCAATCCAGAAAATACGCTTCACTGGCTTCGCTAAAATCCCACTCGATTTGTGCGGGCATATCTAGCGGATGGATGATGCGATTCGAGTAATCTAGCTGGATTTCCCAAGCGTAGCGGCCCGAATCTTCTGATACGGCCCGGCCTCGTTTGTTCTTTAGCAGATAGGCGGAATTGCTGGGGTGCGGGTCGAAATAGTCCGGGATTCCGGATGCCGTGGCGGCGGCTACGGCGTCAATGGGTGTGCTACTTCTGACAAGAAAAAAGCGGCTGGCCCGTTCCTCGTTAATGTCTCCGTCCGCCAGTCCTTTGGCCCCGATTTCGTTTACTGTGGTCATTACATATTCACTTCCGCCAGTGGCGGGTTAGAGTCCCATTTGACGATATAGCGGCGAATTTCGGCCATAAGTGCGGCCATATTTTCTAGTGGTGATGTACTGCCGGTTGCTGGCTTATCGTCTTTTGGTGCGATGGCTGCGGCTGGCCGTGGTGCGGCCGGTGCGGCTGGCGTCCCCCAGTCTCCTAGCGTCGATGGTGTAGTATTTAGATCGATGGCCTTTGGTGTCGGTTCATCCCATCCCAGATTCATTGGATCATTGCTGTTAGCTGGTGTGGCTGTCGCTGGCTTGGCGGGCGTTGCTCCCGGCCTCGTCGGCGGTGCGTTTGTTGGGCGATTCACTCCCGGCATAAGCGGCATACGTATCTGATTGGCTATTTCTGATTGCTGGGCTAACGCTTGCGCCGATCCCCATCGGGTCAATTTTCCTAGTTTTAGCTCAACGTGCAAAGTGGCGTGTAGGTCGTCATTGTTCACGGTCGGGCGGATAACGGGGTTTAGGTCTTTGTGAGAAAAGCCAAGTCCCAAATCTTTGGGGTGTTTCACGTTATTTAATCCGGCGTTCAAAGCGTCGGTTATCTTCTTGGCGGCGTTATGGGCTTTTTCATCGGCTCCGTTAAGATAGCCTCCCAAGCCTTCGGCGAATTTTCCTTCTAGATGGTTGAGTTCCCCCGTCATGGCCTTTTCCATATCGCCCGGTACTCTGGCTGCCATGGCTGGTAGCTTCTTCATTTCGCTTGCGAAAGCTTCTGTGATGGGCGCAAATTGGCCCACTACATCACGGAACGATAGTTCTCCTGTCAGAAGTCCGGGAATCGATTCCACAAACATTAAGATGTTTGCCAGAATGTTTTTGATAATGGTGGTGGTCATCCCCCCAAAATCTTTTAGGTACGCCACGCCGTAATTTATGGCGTATGGAATCACGGTGGTGAAAACATATTCCAGTTGATTGCCAAGCGTGATAAATGCCAACATCACTTCAAGGCCAACGATTTCGGCGGCGTCCTGCCAGTGGTTAAGCGTGAAAGCGGCGGCGTTCAAAAGGTCTTTGAGGCCATTCACAAACCACGAAACCATATCGTACATGCTGGTAAAGGCGGTAACGTTGGCGTTGGCGGCGTCGGCGGTGCGGCCGGTGATAAAGGCCGTGGCTTCGTTCCAAATCGTTACAATGCCATCCCAGATAGATTGGGCGATGCCATAACAGGCGGTGAAAACAGATTCAAAAACATTCACCACGGCCATAACAAATCCCACGGTCGTTTCTACAATTGCCTCCCAGTTCGTGGCAATCACGTCATAAATGGCGGTAACAATCGGCCCGATGAAACCCCAGATAGAACCCCAAACGGATTGTATGATTTCCCAGCAATAACCCATTGCTGATCCGATTAAATCGGGAATGGCTGGCAAGATTCCGGCGATGAAATTAAAGGCGGTGGCCAATGGTCCTTTGATCGTGTCCCAAACTGCCCCAAGTCCCCGGAAAATCCAAGCTTCCGCCATTTGCAGGTATGGGGTTAGCAGTGTGATGCCGTTCGTTATGTACGTGGTGATAACGGGAATGGCCGTCATTACGCTTTGCAGGATTCCTCGCAAATCAAAAGCCTCCTCTAGCTGCATGATGATTTCGGCGCTACTGAATCCGATACTGGTTGCAATCCGTTTCCAAACCCCGCCTACGGTGTTTGCCTGTTGGTCCATGAGTCCAGCGAAACGGCCTCCCGGCCCGGACATACTTTCAAAAGCTTTTTGAAGTTGGGCGAAACCGATTTGGCCGTTAGCGGCTAACTGTTTTACGCCTTCGGCGGTGGTCCCGAATTGGCGGGCAAGTTCTGCCACAATCGGTATGCCTTGCGCCGTCAAGCTCTTTAGCTCTTTGGCGGTGATGCTTCCCCGGCCTTCGGCCTTAACGAAAACCTCGGCCATATCGGATAGGCTGGCCCCGGTTCCGGCTGCCACGTCCCCGATACTCCGGATTAGCGGCTCGATTTTCTCGGCACTGACGCCGATGGCCATTAGCTTTTTCGTGGCGGCTGTCAATTCGTCGAAACCAAGTCCCGATGATACGGATAGGTTTTTCAAATGGGTGATTATGGCCGTGGCATTCTCTGCCGATCCGGCCAAGCCAGTCATTGCAATTTGGGCATTCTCGATTTTCTCCGCTACCTCAAAACCGGATTTAATGGATTCGGCCAAGTGGTCAACGGCTGCCCGTCCCACTTCTATAGCGGCTCCCACTCCCACCCATTCCATTAGCTTGCTACCGGCCTCGGCCATTGCGCCGCCGAAACTGTGGACCTGTCCCACGGCTCCGGCAAACATAGAGGCCAAACCGGCGGCGCTGCCTCCGAGTCCAACGTGTAGATTTGTGAGTGTTTTAGAAATGGCCCGTTCCCCCGGTTAGCGTTTGAATCTCTGGTTTTGCAAGGCGTACATCCGGTGGGCTTTGGCCCGGTAGTCGCTTTGATATTCTTCCGGCGTCTGCGGGGCGGCTTCGGCGGCGGAAAACGTAAACAGATAATCCCGTTCGTTGATCCGCTGTTTCCTCGGGCTCTGGAAAATGGCCCAAACGGTTCTGGCCATCCGCATATCGGCCCGCTGTTCCCCCCACGGATCAGCGGCGTACACGTCGGCCCAATCCGCTAACTGCCTCGGGGTTAGCCGTTCCGCCAAGTAGTCCGGGTGGTCAATCCCCAGCAAACCGCAAAGTCGAAACGGGAAAAGCTCGTTAGCGGTTAGGCTTTTGGGCTTTGTTTTGGCCCGTCGAAACCGTTAAGCCGTCCGATGGCTTCCCCGATGGCCTTGCAGGTCGTCAACGTCAACGCTTCCCGCAAGGCGGGAATATCTGTATTGCTGTAAACCCGCTTGCCGTCTGCGTCGATAATCGAGGCCACGATAAGCCGTAGCGTTATGGCTGCCTCATCGTCGGTATCATGCTGCTTCAAACCGGCACTATCTGCTAGTGAAAGCTCTTGCAGGATGATTTTGTCCCCGTCGATATCGATTTCCGAACGCTTCCGGCCTTTGGAAAGTAGAGTCTTCATTTAATTCCCGTCCCCGTTAGCTCAAGGCGTCTGAAAATTGTGCGGCTGCGGTCAAGGCGATTGAAACCTTGCCGGAAATGGCCTCGTCTTCGGTTTTGCTCTCGTTGGTAACCTTCGTAATGAATCCGCCAAACGTGTACCCGCTGCCGTCCGGAAACACTTCTTTGAATTGGACGATATCCCGGCCTGCCCAATGGGCGTAAAGGATTTTCTGTTGGGCCTTAACATAGACCCAATCGAATTCCATGTCACCGGGATCAATCATCCCCGGAATGTATTCTTGGCTAGGTCCGGGGCTGGTGGGCGAATCGTTATTGGTGATTTTCACCTTGGCTACTTCGCTTTCCGGCGACTTCAAATCTTTGGATTGTGCGATCTTCACAAAGTCCGTATCACCGGAAGCCTTTTTGTAAATTTGGCTTCCAAATCCTAGTGTTGCGTTGGACATTATTTGTCCCCCCAAAAAAGAAACGTTTCTTATTTATCTGTTCCGGATTTCCCCCCGGAATTCCTTCTAGCTCATAGTGAATCGTAGAAATTGGCCCGGATACTCAAAATGCTGATCTGGGCGGGCTTCTCTATCCCGGCCTCTGTGGGTGCGGCCATATCCTTTTCTGCCTCAATGAAAATCCCAGCAAATCGGGTGCTGCCATAGGTGGCCAACATATTGGCGGCAAGCGTGGATTTCATGGCCCGTGCCAGCGTCTTGGCGGCGTTCATACTGGCGGCGATGGCGTTTAGCTGATAATTGGCCGTCGATAATCCGGCGTCCCCGTCGTTACTGTACTGGCGGCGCTCCCCAATCTTTTCAATCGTGATTTTCGGCAAGGCTACGGATTGTGGATCGGTGGCCAAATGAAACGGGATAGCGGTTAGCGTCCCGTTGGTTTTTAACAGTGTCACGATATCGTTTTCTGTGCTCATCTATTTCCCCCCGGCCTCGTCTGCGGCTTTTTCCAAGCCTTCCCGTAATTTGTCGGCGTAAATCTTCTGACAGCGATCAATCGTTATGTGATAGCCACGCTCCAAGAAGTTATTGCCGGGTACGGCCTTCCCGCTCGGATCGATGAAACCAAAGCAAACAAGGTGTAATACTCGGGCGGCTCTCACTGTTGATTCTGATTTCTCTCCTTTCTTGCCGTCCTCCATCACGGCGGTGTCTGCGCCAACAATGGCCGATACCCCACGATTCTTAACACTCACTTTGCTGTCTATGCTCTTTTTCAAAGCGCCGGTATCCACCGGACAAGCTTCTTTACAAGCGGCTCGCATCGGGCGGATAGCGGCGGTGGCGGCTCTACGCTGTATTTTTTTCGCTGTCTTTGGATCGGCAAGCGCCTTGAGTTGTTTCTCTAGCTTCTCGATTCCGTCAAGCTTAAACCATAAGCTGAAATTCCCCCGCTCCCGTGCCATGCTAGGTTCTCTCCACGGCCATAACTTCTATCTGTCGTTTGGCCTCGCCTACGTTCGTCGGGCTGCCAACAATCTCATAGATGCGGGTGCCAAACTTAATCTGGTCTTTTGCCGTGGCGTCAAAACTAGCTGTCCAGCCAAACGTTATTTTGTTGGTGGCTTCGCTGTAAATCTGGCTTTGTTGCGCAATCAAAAGCTCACGGGCTGTTAGTGGTTCGATGGCTGCCCAACGGGTGACGGCCTCGGCGGTGTACGTGGCGGTGCTTTCCAGATTGGTTACTGTGGTGGTGCGTTTCATAATGCTTACTTTGTGGCGGCGTTCCCCCGCACCACGTGCATTTTTCATGCTGTTACCCCGATTTTAATCTCTGTATTCTGTTCACGTTTTAGGCTGTCCAATCCTGCAAAAATGGCGTCAATGATCGGTTGGGGTTTCCAGCAATCGGCCAAAAATGTTAGCGGGTGCGGGCTGTTGAATGTCCGCATAAGATCAATAAATGTAGTGCTGTTATCTGCCCGGAAAATAATCATGGGTACGCCGATGGCGGCGGCTAGATGGCTGGTTCCCGTATCCGTGCCACACCATAGGCGGCAATTTTGAATCGCTTCTATGCTGGCGTCTGTGTCATAGTCGCCACTGTGCCATTGTTGGCCTGCTAGATCAAAGCTAGTAGGCCGTTTGCCCACTACGCCAAACGTATAGCCGTGGGTGGTGATAGCGTCGGCGATGATCTGCCATGATTTGGCTGGAAAGTTTCTCTCTGGGCAAAACTCCCGGCTTCTCACGCCAAGACAGATATCGGCCTTCAATCCACGGCGGCGGGGTTGAAATGGTATGCGTTTTTCCGGGTACAGTGGGATATGTTCTTGTGTCATCGTCATCCCCCCGGCCTTCACTGGGATAGCCTCGGGGAAGCGTTCTAGAATTAGTGGCCATTGAAGCGGCGGGCGATCATACGGCGATACTCTGATTGTCCCGGCCTTTTCGGCGTCTGGTATCGGGTCTTTCCAGTCAAAAAAGAAACTGGTTGCGGATGGGAATAAGACTTGCTCCCCCGGCTTGCAGCAAACTATTTTGTGTTTGGCCGTGTGATGATGTACTTGGCGGATGTGAGAAATAATCAGGTGGCCAAACTCTCCGCAAAATGGCAAGAAAATATGTGGCGTGTTTGGCTGGGTGGTGTCGAGGCGGCCGTAGAATTCCTGCATGTAGGCGGGTGGAATATCTGACCACTCGGCCATGCCCGATCTAATCCAGTGGGTGCCGATGGCGTCCGTTACCTCGTAAACTTCCCCGGCCCGGTACATCCCCGCCATGGTGCTTAGATTCGTGGTCATCCGTACGAAAATGGTCAAAACCTCTCAATTTAGGCCGTTTTGGGTGAATTTTGGCTTTTTCGGCTGCATTAAACGGCGTTTGCGGGCCTCCTGCGGCCTCGGATGGCTGGTAGGTCGATGGATTTCGGCCTAGCCGATGGCCCCACCGGCCGAATATCGCCCATAGATGCGGTCAAGTCCGCTGGGTACGCTGTCGGCGTCGGCCTCCCGGTGAATGTAGAGGTGCGCCACGTGGGCAAGAATCCCCCGGCGTATGTCGGCGGGCACGGCGGCGGCGGTGTCCCCGAATCCAGCCACGTACACGATTTGCACCGGCCCGATTGTTGATCCGTTCAACTGGACAAAATCAAGGTTGCCCACGGTTCGGGTTTGATAACTCACTGCATTTCCGAGGAGGTCTTTTACGCTGGTAACGCTTTGAAGCGGTCCCCGGAAAAGCGGTAGGCAACTGTATGCCGGGAATGGATTCGCTTCGGGCAAAATGCCGCTTTTCTCCGGCCAAAATTGGGCGGTGATTGTGCGGGTGATGAAGCTTAATTGCGTTTCGGTTTCGGCGTAGGCGGTGGCGTCGGCAATCGCCTCGGCTACCCAAGCGGATTCCGCTGTTAAATCATCTAACCGGGTTTGGTCTGCCACTTGTTGGGCGGTTACGGGATAGGTGGCGGCTGGTGTCGTTATGGACCACTGCATTATATGGCCTCCTGTTTGGCTGGCTTCTGTCTGCGGCTCTTGCTGGCGTTGTCGGCCTTCATGGTCGATACGTTGGCTATCATCGTCTCTACGGGCGGCGTAGGTGGTGTGGCGGCTTCTGCTAGATGGCTGGCAATCCAGCGATTGGCCCGATCTTCTGACAGTGAATAGATTTGGCCTGCCAGATAAACGGCCTCGGTGGTGCTGAGGTTTTGTAACATGCGGATGTTCATTGTGTTTTGGTTCCCCATTACAAAAGGCCGTGAGGCTTAGATACCCCACGGCCTTGAAATCTTCTAGATGCTTCTAGATGCAAGCTCAATTAAGAGGCTGCACCTTTCAAGAATGCCATTCCGGCGCTAACGTCGAAGTCGCCATTGACGAATTCACGGTAGCCCATCTGATCCGGGGCGGTGGGCACGTTCTGATAAACGGCTACACGGCGGTTTTCGATGATGCGAGGATGAAGCGAGGCGGCGGAAACGATCATGCCGGAAATCGCATTCGCTGCGGGGTCGGCCATATTGATGTCGATAACCACGGGGCGGCCTTTCAAGGTCTTAACCGCACCTTCCGTGAGTGGATCGGAAAGCAACGGACGGCCGTAGGTGTCGGTTAGGCTTTCGAGGATCTGCAAGAGTCCATCCGAAATGATCCAAACGGCATCGGTGCGGAATTGCACGGCGATCTTGTGATAAAATTTGATGAATTCGGCGTAGGTCAAGCCGTTCGTTGCGGCGGTCGTCACGGTGTTACCGCTGACGGCATGCGCCACGGCCTTCGTATGCCATGCCGCACCTTGGCTAAGCTCAATACGCTTGTCCAAAATTGGCAGTACATAACCGGCCAAATCGTAACCCACGGCCTGAGCCTGCGTGTTAGAAATCCAAACGGTTTTGGAATCATAGAGGTTTGCGCCAAGACTGATATTGGTCGTCACTGGATCGGCGGCGGTGTCGCTGGTTGCGTCTTCCGCTTCGGCCTGACCGCTAACGGTCGTGTCGTCCATAACCGGGAGGCTGAGAGTTTCGGTGCTGGTTCCACCCAAAACCGGCTGGCCACCGATCACGGCGGCGTTAAGGTAGGCATTCCATGCACGCCGAACGATAACCGGCGTAGAAACGGCTACCGGGACCAAAGCGCCCGAACCGGTTCCAGTGGTGATAACGTAGCGGCTACGGTCGCCACTGCGAAGGAAAGCGTTAAATTCTTCCCGTTCGTTCTGCTTCGCTTCAACGGCCTTGCCGGTGATAACGTCGCTGGTGAAATGCATTTCTGCGGCCTGCTTTTCGGCGTCCAAAGTCTTTTTCAAGCCATTGAATTCGGCCAACATCGAATCTTTCTTGGCGTATTCATCGGCGGAAAGCTCACGGCCTTCGGCCTTCGCAAGCTCGAAAATCACCTTAACGTCTGCGGCAAGCTTGCCCATTTTTTCTGTGCGGATGTCCATTTTGTTTGTCCCCCCGCCCCATAGGCGGTCGTATTGGTTTGTTTTTTCTTTGGCCTGTCATCCGGCTACTCTGGTCGGGTTTTGGCCTCTAGTTACTGATTCGAGAGTCCCGCTTTAAGTTCCTCTATTTCCACGGATAATTTATTTCGGTTGGGTGTGGGCGGCTGTACGGCCTCCACGGGTTGGGCGGCTGGTACGGCTGCCAGTTCGTTTTCTTCTTCGTCGCTGGATTCGCTGGCGGTTAGCTCGGCTTCTTCTTCTTCTTCCTCATCATCGGCGGCGTCAATGGTGGTGGACGTAAACGCCGGTATTACAGTTGTCGAAACCTCGTCAAACTCAAAAGCGGAATATTCCCGGATTGTTTGGCCCGCTTCTTTAACCTCGGCATACGTCCCGTTGGGTAACATGCCAAAAGACATTCCCATAGCGCTGGTAGTGTCATTTTTCAAATGGTCGATTGTGGCGCAAAGATCATGCGCCCACGTGGTATCGGGTAGGTCGATTTCGCAACGTAACCCGGTGGCGTCGGCCGTCATTCTCAATGTACCGTTGGCATTGCTGGCAAGCGGCGTGCAATAATCGTGGTTTGCGAGTGCCAGCGTTGGCCCGGTGGGAATGGCCTTGGCGCTGCCATTCTTTAGTCTAACCTTGTAGCCTCCCCGGTCGTCTGAAAGCGTCCCCCACGTCATGGCATAGCCGCAAAGTGTGGGCAAGGATTTACCGGGCTGGGGTTTCGTCTCAAACGTAACCCGGCTCGTGAAAATCTCTCTTGTGTTGTTTTTGGCGTGCGTCATTCTGTTCCCCCGTGAGACATTACTACTTTCTTCAAATCTGGTGCCGTGGATTCCTGCCCGTGGCCGATGGCCATAAGATGCTGGCCTAGCTGTCGGCCGTACGTCCCCCCGCATTTGTCGGCCATGCCGGTAGTATCTTTTCCGCTGAGATTTGCGTAGGTTTGGAAGATTGGCCCCACGGCTACGGCGGCGTAGTGGGTCATTTCATTTTGGAAGACATTGGCCCAAGCGGTCCAGCCTTGCGGGTTGTCTTTGTGCTTCTTTTGGGCTGCCTCTGTGGCCTTTGCGGCCTTTGAATGTACCCGGCTGGCGGCGTCGTCTATCATCGCTTCAAAGTGGCTTAGTTTAAGATGTTCCTTCGTGGCGAAAGCCTCGGCCTCCGGTTTCACGGCTGCTAGATCGTCACTACCTTCTACATCGGCGGGCGGTGTGGCTGGTTGTTTGGCTGGCGGCGCTGCTGGTGCGGCGGCTGGCAGTCCGGGCACGGCCTCTGCGGCGGTGTCGTTGCCAAGTCCTACGGTGTTTGCCGGTACTCTCGGGCGGCTGCCTATGCCATCGGCGTACGGCGGCAATTCCCAGTTGCTGCGCTCTTCATCGGGCGTTGTAAGTCCGTTCTGTGTCCGTTTGACGGCGGCATCTATCTGGGCCTGATGGTCGCCTCTCATTAGAGCGCTGGTATCAAACCGGATGTAGCATCCGGCTTTCCGCTCCTGCCTTGTCAGAAGTTTGCGGGTCAATTCCTGCTCAAGCGGTGTAATCCAATTTGATAACGTGTATTTAACCACTTCAATTCCGAGTGATTCGATATTTGCCCACGTTGCCCGTCCGAGTTCGTACAAAAGATGCGGCGGAATTCGTAGCATCCGGCAAATTTCGGTTACGCCAAATTGCCGGTTCTCACTGATTTGGGCGGTGTCAACATCGGGGCTCAAGGTTTTGGCCTTTGCGCCGTTGCCAAGTACCAGCCACTTATGAGCCTTATCAACGCCACTGAATTTATTGGTGATTACATCGCCATATTCTTGAACCTGTTCCTTCGTAAGCGGCTTGTCTGATTCCACTACGCCACCCAAAAGACCACCTTGGCCGTAGTATTGCGATATATATGCCTCGGTGTTTTTGGTGGTCCTGAGCGTCCCGGCCATCATTTTAACCATTGGCATCCCGGCGATGCCGTCAAAAGACAATGCAGGAAGATGGATCATTTCGGCGGCGGCGAAGATGAGATAGCGGCTGTTGGGATTGGCGTTGGGCGTTTGGCCCAAATCATAGGCATACCATTGTTGGCCGTTGAAACGAAACGGCGTAACCCGATCCGGTGGAAGCAAAAACAATTGTGGGTCTTCCACGCCGATCATTTTCAAAGCTGCATAGGCATTGCTCCAATTCACGGCGTGCAATAGAAATGTGGACCAAAAAACGCTAGGCGTTTGTAGTTCGTTGGGCTCGCTGTTCAAGGTCCATTCTGCGGTGTGAGAGTCCAGCCGTTTTGGCCCGTTGGCGGTCTTCTGGTAAACATGTTTCGGCAATGCTCCGATAGTCTCCGAGATAAACCGGCATCCGGAATAGTACGCCGGGATACTCAATGCGTTATGTTCGTTAATCGGTGTGTTGGCGCTGCCAAGTGTTAGCGGGTCTACGTTGGGCATCCCGTTAATCGTAAAAATTTGCACGGCTGGCGTGCTGCCTCCGCTTTTGGCCTGCGTGTCCAACGTGGCGGGGTCGATATGGTCGCTGGTTACTGTCGTTACATTTTCGGCGGTCAAAGGTTATCCCCCCGGTTGGCTTTGTTTCTTTTTGTCTTTCAATCTTGGCGGCTGTTTTTCCTGCATCCGTATCCACTGGCGGATATTTTCGGCCTGCCGTTCTAGCGTGGCTTTCTTCTCTGGATTGGTTTCTATCTCTGCCAGAAACGAAACCTCCATCAATAGTTCTCGGTCGTGTTCTACTTCGGTATGCGTTTTTCTCATTGCCCACCCCCGTTCAAAAAACTGCTATCTGGATTTCGTTGGCTTCCACTGGCGGCGCATTGCCCATCAATTGCAGGCGGGATATCGCCACCACTAGCGCCACTATGCCGTCAATGCTGGCCCCCCGAGTTCCCGCATAGCTGCCTTTCCGTTTTGGCTTCACCGGGCGTATGTTTCCATGTCTATCGGTTTCCACTTCCACATTTTGCGCCATCCAGCGATATGCGGGATTGTCGGCAATGATGATGCTGCCAGAAATGAGGCGGCGCTCTAACTCTTTACATGCCGCATTCATCCCCCGGAAAGTCTGATACGTGGGCGTCGTTACTATCCCGCTCTTTTCCAGTCTGCTAACTATGCTGCTGGCGTTGTACGGGTCGAAACTTAATTCTTGGATCGGCTGGGCTGCGATGATGTCGGCCTCTATGCGGTCATAATCGATTGTTGGCCTGTCCGTGCCGATCACATAGCCATCGGCAATCCACTGGGGTAACGGCGTGCCGTCTTCCTTCCATCGCTTCTGTGCCGTGGCGTTGGGGCAATATAGGCGGGGGACTACTAGCCATTTGTCACCCATCGGCCAAACCCAAACGGCGGCCGTTAAATCGTACGTGGTGGACAAGTCCAAACCCACGTATGCGGGCGTGTCGGCTGGCGGCTCTACGTGTGCCGTGCATGCGTCCCACGTTTCGAGCGATAACCACCGGGTCGTCTGTTCGGTCCACTGGTCCAAATATAATCTGCGGAAAGCGTTTTGATATTGTGCGGATTCACGGGCCTTCACGGCCTCGGCTCTTAGGTAGTCAATGGTTATGGTATGGCCTAGTGACGGGTTGGCCTCCTGCCATCCTGCCTCATCATCCCACGGTTTGGCCGTGGAAAAGATCACGGAATAAAAAGTATCGTCCGCACAATCCCCCGCTGCCTGCCGTTCGGCCTTGTGGTGAAAATCAAGACACATACTGTCGTCGCTGGTGTTTCCGGCCGTTGTAATAATGATCGTTAGCGGCTGGCTGCGTGCGCCTTGAGAAGTTACGAGCGCTGAAAAAAGCTCACGGCTTCCGGGGCTGGTCCATTCGTGGAATTCATCGAGGATTAGGCCGTGTGTGTTTTTCCCGTGGCTGCCAACATTTTCCCCGGATAATGCCTTGTATACGCTGCCTGATTTTGGGTGGGCAAGATGCCAGCGTTGTACGTCGATACGTTTTGACAGTGCGGCATTTGCTCCCGTCATTTTCTTGGCGGCATCGAAAGTTATGGATGCCTGAGAAGTGTTTGCGGCTACGCTATAGACCTGTGCCCCGGCCTCTCCATCGGCTGCCAGCAAATAAAGTGCGATGCCAGCCGCAAATATGCTCTTGCCGTTTTTTCTCGGGACCTCAACGTAAACAGTGCGATAGCGGCGGGTGCCGTCTGCTCGCTTCCAGCCGAAAACATCTCTAAGAATCTGGCGCTGCCAGTCCAGCAAGATAAACGCTTTGCCTGCCCATCGGCCTTCAAAGTGTGTAAGGCGGGATTCAAAAAACCTGCAAACCCGATCCGCTGCGGCCTCATCAAAATAGAATCCCGCATCGGTGGTGCTAATCGAATTCGTCGTCACTGTCCCCCGCTCCCCCGTCATCTAACTTCAATCTCGCCCGGCTGCTGGGGCTTAGGCCGAATTCTGCCAGCAATGGGCGGATTCTCTCCCAGCAATCCCGCTGTACCGAACAATATGGATTTTTTACCGGCGTCCCCGAGTTGCTCAATATCACGGTGCCGTTTTCCCGTACCATTTTGCTGGCGTGTCTGTAATCGGCATAACTCGTGCAATAAATGATTAGTGCGGCCTGATCCGCTTCACTCCAGATTCTTTGGCGTGTCAAGATGTTTGTGATTCTCTCCCACTCTGCTTTCGCTTCGTCGGTTAGTTCCTCGGGCGGCGCTGGTGGCGTCTGCTCCGTGGTGCTAGGTTTTGGCCGTGGTTTTGGTCCTCTCATTATTCTCTGTCCTTCGTGCCGATGGCCCCGTACATTTTCTCTATCCACTGTTTGTGGAAGTCAAATAATGCGGCGTCACTGGATAACGTAAACTGTTCTTGGTTGTGGCTGGACTTCAAATTTGCGGATGATTCCACGGTGTAACACGTTCCATTTTGCATCTTGGCATTTATGATCTTGGCGTGTGTCCGTAACCCCCGGATTCTCTGGCCTCGCTGTTTCAAGGCGGCGGCAATCGGATCATAAATGTGTTTGTTGGTGTACCGGAAGTAATGCGAACATGCCAGCGTAACCGCTTTGATTTTGTTGGCGTCCAAAAGGTCAATTAGTTCGGCGCCGTTGTCAGTTGAAAAGCTGAGCGTTGCAAGCTGTAAATCTGCGATGGTGTCCCCGGTGATGGATAAGATTGCAGGAATGAAAGCCCATAGCGGGTATCGCCCCGATACTACGCCGTGAATGGTTTCCCCCGGCGATGGTAGGCGGGTGATATGTTCGGTTATGGCCTTGATGGAAATGGCATTTAGAAAAGTCCGTTTGGTTGGGTTACTCCGCAAAACAATATCAATGGGCGGCTGAGTCTGTTGTATGGCGGCGTCGTCAAATTCGGCGGGGCTGCCTGCGGCTAATGCCGTGGCGTCAATGGAATTGTCTTTGGCAATCCACATTTGTTTGAGTCCGGTTAGCTGTTTTAGTCCCGTGGTGTTCATGGTGTTAGCGTTTTTCATTATCTCCCCCGTGGATTCCCCCGGCTGTCGCTGCTGGCTGTGGGCAAATAGGCCAATGAGTGCGTAACTGGGGCGATACGGTCCCGGCAATTTGCGTCCCCAAAGTTCTCAATGGGGTTATGCCAATATCGTTACGTGTCCATCTGTATGCGTTTGGAATTTCATTTTCCCCGGCGATGCCTTCACCGATCCGGGTTTGTGTTTCGTTGCCAAGTTCTCTATCGCTGTCAGAAGTTCTAGAAGTTCGGCGGCATCCGCTCCCAACGCTTCTAGATATTCGGCGGGTGTGTAGTCCGCACCGTGATGTAGGCGGCGGGTTAGTTCCCGGTGCGTCGAGGCTATCACCCCGAGTAATGTATTGATGGATGCACGTGAATATCTGGCGGCTTGTTTGGCGGTGATGGTGTGCGGTCCATTTGTTTTGGTTGGCGTTACGAGTGGCATGTTTTATTCTCCCGAGTTATGGCCCGTGCCTTTTGACGTTCTACTATTTCGGCGGGCGTGGCTGTTAGATGTATTACACTGGCCCCGAGTCTATCGGCTACGGCCTTGGCCTCTGCCTCATCCGTTACGATGATGTAGGCCGTACAATCGGATGATGCGATGGCGTTAAGAAATGCGGCCATAATGTATTTCATTATTTCCATGGCGTGCGGCGGGCGTGGATACGTTGGGCATCTAAACATTGTGGCGGCGATGGCGTCATAATCCCATACGGCGTCACCCACTTGGCGGCGGGCCTCCACGTATCTAGTTTTCCCGCTGCATGTTGGCCCGGTGATAACGTAACGCATTATGTTTTTCTCCCGTCTGTTTTCTCTGCGAGTTATGGCGGAATGGCATGGCGTGCATAAGCTTTCGAGGTTGGCCATTACTAACGCCAAGTCCGGGCGTGTGGCCCGTGGGGCGATATGGTGTACGTCACGTGCTAACGTCCCGAGTATTCCGTTACGCTCGCATTCCGCACAAAACGGATGGGCTCGTAACTTCTCACGGCGTAAATTCTGCCAATCTTTTGAGGACAGAAACGTTTTCGATTCTTTCCCCCATGGCGTGGCCCGATACATGCGATCATTTGCGGCCATAAGTTCGGCTCGCAAAGATTCGGCCCGTGGTGCGTGGCGTGGGCAATAGCTGCCATCGCTGATTAACTCGGGGCATCCGGCCCACGAACATGGTTTGCGGCTGCTCATCATTTGGTGGCCTCTATCATGTCGGCATAGGCGTCTAGATACTGTCGCTTATGCCTCTCCGCTTCTGCCAGTGCATTTTCTGCGGCGCTGCATTTCCAGCATTTCAAAAACATCCGGTCATAATCCGGGCTTATGATTTCGGCCTCGGCATTTATCACGGCGTTACACTTTGTACATTGCAGAGTTATGGCGTGCATGGCTATGGCCGTCCTACCTTTTTGTCGATCCTCTCAAGAATCGTTATGGCCCGATCTATTTTCAGGTTCATTTCGTTGGCGTTCTTTTCATCGTCGGTTACTCTGGCGTCCTGCCTCGTTTGCTCCGTTTGAATTTCCACTATGGCCGTTTTGTTTTGATTTGTGTCGGCCCGCACTGAGGCGTAGGCCAGTACGGCGGAAACAATTATGGCTATGATGCCGATGGCGGCGCTTGTCATTTTGCCCACGGTCCCGATGGTGATGTTTTGATTTTCCAGTTTCACGATATCACCCGATTAAATCCACGTTGTGCCGTTGTATGTTTTCATGGCGTGGCCGGTGTAATCCCACGCCACCATGCCTTCGGCGGGTGTGGTGATGGTCGAGTAGTCGGGGAGTGTTATGGCTGCACCGGCTGCAAACTGAATTCCTGCTCCCGAGTTAAGCCATAATCCGTAACCGCTGGCGGGGCTGGATAGTGTGCCAAGTATCACGTATTGCCCGTCCGTAACGGTAACGGCGGATAGTGTGGCAATGGTGTTAATGTTGCAGGAGTTCATGTTGATATCGCCATACATCGTCCCGCCGTTGGCTGATAAAGCGTTGGCGTCTGTCCCAGTCCATGCCGTGGTTTGGGTGGTGGCGTCGTCAAAAATGATGCTGGTATCTAGATAAATCGAATTCACCGATATATCTCCCCCGCCTACGGTCGTTGCGCCCATTTTCAAACCAGCCGCTGTCATGTCTACATTGCCGGTCATTGTTCCCCCAGCCAGTGGGAAATAATCGGCCAAATCATCCGGCACGGTGTAGTCTGTGCTAGCCGTGGCGGCGGTGATGTTCCCGGCTCCATCCGCTTTAACAATGCCAGTGATTGCGCCTACCACTGGATCGGTTTCGGTAACGGTGGCAGTTACGCCGGTTAATCCGCTGCCGTCCCCATCGGGTGCCAGTGCGCCAACGTCTGAGGCGTCCAAAACCACTGTACCCGTTTGGCCGTTTACACTGTCTACTGCTCCCGTGCCAATTGGCGGCGTGTAGGCGGTGGCCAAACCTGATGCAATCCAGTTTGTGGCTAGTGCATCGGCTACGATGTAGTTATGGCCTCCCAAATATGTAACGATTTGGCCTGCGTTCAACGTGGTTACGGTCGTGGTCATGAGAATGGATGTCATTATTTCCCCCGGATTGGCGGCTAGTTTTCTATGTCTGTTATTCGGTGGGCGTCTGCGAAAATCCTTCTAGATGTTTGCCGGTGGTCATTCATCCCCGCAACATTTCGTAGCATTTTTCAGGATGTTGGCGGATTCGGCGGCGCTGTCCTGCGCTTTCTGAATTCCGGCCCGCATGGTACTGGCAAGGATTATGGCCACGGCTTTTTCTATGGCGGATTCGGTGGTGATTTTGGAATCACTCCACGCAATGCCAAGCGTGATTAAGGCGGCGGCTGCCACGGCGTAGGTTTTTCTACCGGCAAGAAATGATCTGATATCGGAAATGGTCATAGATTTAATTTCTCCTGTTTCGGAATAGGCGGATTGTGTCGGCCTCCTCGGCGGCTAGTAATTTGGCGACGATCCCGGCTGCGATCTGGTCGCATTCATCCGGCGTGAAATGCGAACAAAAATCATCCGTCTGACAGATATTGCGGCGGGGTGTGGGCTGGTTGCGTTGCCGGTCATAGTGACGGCGGCAAAGTCCGTGGGCGTGGGCGGGGTGTGGGCATCCGGGGGTGAGACAGATATCGAGATCGTCATTGGCCATTGGCGTCCCGCTCTAAGATGAGTTTCACGGCTACCGGGTTAAGCATGGTGGGGCTGGTGATGCTGGCGGATACAATCCTCCACACTAAGAATTCTCCCAGCCTCTGGGCGTCGGCGGCGCTGAGAAATACGGCGGAATATGGCGGGGTTAATTCATTTCCATATCGCCCGTCTACATCACGTCCCCCACCGATGGCCATGTTAGCGGCGTGCATGTCAGAAAATGGACTAACCAGTCCCGTGGCTACCAGATATACATATCTGCCGGGTTCTAGTGCGGCGGCAAGCTCGGGCGTAGTTACTAGTTCAATGATATTTACCATGATTTACGTGTTCTCCTTTTCATACTTATTTCTTCGACCTTCCCCAGAAAAACCGATAGCGGCGATCTTCTGACAAGCTTCTAGATGCTGTCAGAAGTCTTCTAGATGGTGTTTCTAGATGCCGTAACCCCGGCGATGCGGGAAATGGTCGGTTCTGTGCGTCCTAGAAGCTTCTAGAAGACTTCTAGAAAACGACAATGCCCACCGGGGAGGTAGGCATCATCGGCAAAGGAGAAACACTCTAGTTTCTTCGACCGTTTTCGGTTTTCATCCTCCCGAGTTCTAGGCATCGTTCCTGATAGGCGGCGTGGGCGTCGGCGGCTACGCTGTAGTCCCCCAGCCGTACGCCATGGCTGTGGATAGTGATTATGGCCCGGTATGGCCTCTCGGGGTCGTGAACCGGGTCATACATCACCCCACAGTATCCGGTGGCGGATGTCGTGGGCTTGGTGGTGCCGCTGTGATGGCCTGCGCATCGGCGGCAAAGTCCCGTGGGATTGCGGCCACGGCGTACCGGCCGGGTGAGGTGGCAAACTCTGAATTCTGAATACTCTGGTACGCTGTTAATCGTTCGTCTTTAGGTAATTAGATGGTGTCACAATTGTTACACCCCCCATATAGGCATGCGCTGAAAAATGACCAAACATGGGTGGGTATCCTTTTTTCACTGACACTTACGTTACGATATTATATATTTACTGTATACATATATACTTATAGCTTGTGGAAAGTGTCGGTAAATGTGTCATTAACCTTAGATGACGTGTGACAGTCTTTTTGGTCTTTTACCCCAAAAGCATCCAAAGTGTCGGTTTCTTGTCGCAACTGAAAAACCTGCCTACGTCCGTCCTTACATGGTACGATCATTCCGTCTTGTAGCATTAGATCAATGATCTGTTGTGCCTCAAAAGATTTCAGATTCATAGCTCGGCAAAGATCACGGCGGGAGGCGATGCCGTGGTGTCGTTTCATGGCGTCAATCATGCGGTCCTGCAAAACGGATTGCTCGGTCGTTCTCACGCAATGGTAGGTATTTGATACGTGACAAAATCCGGTAAACGTCCAAGCCCATTTCATAAATGGGGCGGCGTCCACTGTGGTGTCTGGTGCGGTGGAAAACGGGTCCATAGGTGCGGCTCGGGCTGCCTGATCTGCCACGGCCAATACTGCTCCGATCTTGGCGGATTGCATGAGAATTTTACTTTCTAGTAACGACCATTCATCGGGGTGGGATTCGGCGAAATATGATACATACGGATAGGCTGCCACGGCGGAATCTTTGACGGTTTTCAGGGGGTCATCCCCACCCCCAAAAGTTACGCCAATTCTCTGGCTAACATCGGATCGGGCGGAAACATAATCCGCTAGTTTTTGCAGGGCTTCCACGGCCTCGTAACGTGTAACGGGCTTGCAGGTCCAGCCAACCAATTTAAGCATATCGGGATTGGCGGGGAGAATTCGGGCGGCTATGCCTCCAGTTTGGCAAGCTGCCGATCTCATTTCGTTATTCCACGGGTCCGTCTGGCTGAGTCCAAGCATATTAACGCACGGATCGAATAGTAACCGCAAACCACGGCTCACGGTGTCCGAGTCCACCAAACGATTTTCCGTTAGCTTGCAGAATTTTTGGCTGTTTTTTGTGGCTTCATTTTCCGGAATCATTTCCATAACGAAAGCTCGGAATTCGTCAATAACTAGCGGTGTACCGGACAAATTGAGGGAGTGTTTTTCTTTGATTTCCTTAAATCTTTGATCCCGGTCGGTTGCTCCCCCGGCGATGGAATCACCGTAGCGGGCGAGAAATGCGGGGAGAGTGGTACTAGATATCTCCCCCACGTTCGGCAATACTTCCGCCAATAAATCTACCACGGTTCCGGCCGTGCCTGATTTATTTCCACCCGATGGGCTGAGGATGGCCATAAACAGATTGCAATAGTACCGATTTCCACGATTGGTAAACGCTACTCGTTTTCCGATTATGGCCGTGGCGCACCATAATGAGGCGGCAAGGGTGGCAATGCTAGGTTCCTGCTGAAGTTCTGCGCAAAGAAAATCATTGACGGTGGCAATGATTGCGGGCACTGCCTCCCGGTTTATCTGCCATTCTCTGGGCTGGTAGTATTGGGCGTAGTTAAGGGTTTCGGCGTCGGGTGGTTCCGGTGGCTGCGTGCCCCGTTTGGCGATGGGCGGGAAACATGAGCATGATTCGATTTGCAGGGCTTTCGTTATCTCCGCAAACTCGCATCCTGCGAAACACTTCATTAGGATTCGCCCGTCTTCTCCCCGAGCAAGCGATAACGAGGCTTTGCCGTCGTTATGGGCTGGACATTTTCCCATCCATCCCGTGCCTTTTTGGGTGGCCATGGTTTTTAAGAGTATGTTTTGCCAAGTGCTTTCGAGGTTTTGGTTTTCCGGGCTGCTGGGTGCGGGTGCGGCCTTGGCGGCGGGTCGTGGGATTATGGCCTTGGCTGTCGTGGCCTCCGGCGTTGCGGTGTCTAATATGTCGGGCACGTCTGGCAGTTCTAGCGGTTTGGGTGTGGGGATATACTCGGGGGTGGCGGCGGCTAGGGCGTCTAGCTCGTCGATGGTCCCCCCGGCTTCTAGAAAATCGGTCGCATCCTTTCCCGCTCCCGGTACTTCAATGATCTTTACACTTTTGGCCTTTGCCAGTGCGATGCCTTCTGCCACGTTGCGGGCGTGTTTCCGTCCGGGCTCGTCCTTGTCGGCGATGATGATTACAGGGTGATTCTCAAAATAGTGGTCGTGGTCGTGTGGCCATTTTCCAGCGCCGCATGTATTGCAGGTGGCTACGTAGTTCCCCCGGTCAACAATAGCTAGCACGTCCTTTTCACCTTCGGTGATGTAAATCGTTTTGCCTTCTGGGGAGGCGACTAGCTGAGGGAGTCGAAATATGGTCCGGATGTTGGCGGGTACGCCGTTGATCCACTCCTTATGATCCGCTCCGGGGCGGCGTTGAAAAAATCCTTTTGGTTCCGTGCGGCATACTTGGTAGACCAAAATTCCACGGTCGTCGTGATAGTCATAGGTTCTTACTACCGCCATTTTTTACGATCCTAGATAACACGCCAAAAGAAGCGGGGCCATAACGGCTCGAAACGTTATGGCCCCATGGTCGCCGCTATGGCGTGATTATCGTTTTTGTTCTGGCTGCTCTCCGTGATAGAGGGCGGTCATTAGCGGCGACCGTAGTTTCGAGCTAGGTCATTTATCTATTTACTGTTCCGGCTTACTGTTCCGGCTTCCCCGGAATTATCCTTCGGAAATCTCAAAAGATTTCCATGGCTGATAAAGTTTCTATCGACCGTTGCGGAATTTTCCGATAGCTGCCTGCCTGCTTGGGCGGCGGCGGCTAGGGCGTCCATGAGTGGCTGTATCTCGGCAATATCCCGATCACGTTGGGCGTACATCGGCTCGGCGATGGCGTGTACTTGTTCCACGGTGATGAAACCGGCTTCAATTAGGGCGTCTATACGTTCGTTGGCTTGGCGAATTATGCGGAAGTCCGATCCGCCAATTCCCCCGCCTTCTGCACAATGCAAATCGAAATCGATAAGTGTTTTTAGATGATGCTTCACCAATATTTCGGCTTCTTCCGGCGTAATCATGTGTCTCTCCATTTTCCTAAGCGTTATCAACCAATCCCATCTATCGGTAGCGGGCCTCTGGCGGATTAGCGTTTCACAGTTTAGCGATGCAAAAAGCGAAACCCCCACTTAGTCACGGTGGGGGGTTTGCGGAGTCAAAAATATGGCAACTATTTTTTATCGACCGGGGCGGGTTTTTTCATTAGCTGCCGGGGCTGGATTACAGGGGCTTCGCCCCCACGGCGTCGGCGGTCCTGCGGGCCTCGGATTCGGCGGGCGTCGTGGCCTCGGGCTGTATGCGTCTGGCCACCGTAACTAGGATAGTTAGCAGTCGGCTGGCCTCGGGGGCGGTCATGGCCCGTACGATCTGCGGATCACGGAGTCCAAACCTATAGAGCGCCCGTCGCTGCCGGGGTGTCGCAAGGTGATGGATGGCGATGTAGGTTTCGGGCAT